GCTCTTAAGATCATCTGTTTGAATCTTGTTGTGCTGTAATACCATAGAATTGAGAAAGTTCTGTCCCATTCGATACAATCAACGCATCATTATGCTACTTCCTATCTGATCGTATCCATGACTTTTTATTATCTGTTATCTTGTATTTTATCTCTTCGTCTATGTCAGAATATTTTACAATTTTCTTAACACTATAATCCTGTAACGTTTTTGGTAACCAGAGGTAAAGTGGGTCGTCTTCATTTAACTAACTCTCTAATTATTTGTAAACAGCTGTCTCTAACTGGTCAGGTTATATATCCTTATATGAGTAACAGCCAGTATTTACTACTCTGTTTACTTGTCTCATGAATGCTACTTTTAAGTTAGTAAAAGAACCGACTTTGGACAAGAAATCAAAACCTGTTGTGCTATACTTAACAGATTTCATAACCATCCCCAGGCCGTAGTGTCCTTATTGCTTCTCATTTGCATACGCTTCTTTTAGTGCTAGTTCATGCAGATGCTTGTGACTAGCTTCTACAATCTCATAAGTGTCATCACCTGCTTAAAAACAATGGTATGCAGTGTTGTAACCATATTTCTTTGCTAATGCATAATTTGATTCTACCATCCTATAAGTATTACCCCATGATGTCCGTGACGGATCACCACTAAAAACTGTGCCTTTCAAGGTAACTTCGAATAATTTCTTGCCTTTCTTCAGTGCTTTGTTGTTTATGAATTTCTTTGGTAACCTATAAGTTATTTTCTATTCTAACTAACACAAAGCTCTAATTATCTCTGTACATTCATCAGCGTTAAAACTCATATTAGCCAATATTGGTCTTATTGTTTTTAATACTGCGTTATCATAAGCATCTATAAAATCTGCTGACTAGTGCGAATCATGGTTCGAACCATCTCTAGATACAAAAACTGGTTATTTGAAGGTGGCTATTGCGCGATTAACTCTATCTGTCAATTCATCAGGTTCGAGTCCTATACTAAAACTTCCTATTTTAAACCTCTCGTCTCCAGGATAACGTGGTATTGTTTTGTCGAGTGATTTTGTCAATAACATCACATTATGCATCACCCAGCCTAAAACTGCTTTAACCTCATCTGTAGGATCCATAATACATCTACCTTTCATATCAGTAGTGATGCCTCTAGTTGGTTAACATTTTTCTCCCATTTTTGGTCCTGCCTAGTAAGTTTTTGAAATTTTACCACGCATTTTGAATTTCTTCATGCCCCTTAAATATGCTGGCCTTTTCCTAGGTATAACACCTTGTAAATAATCTTCCCATGTCACTAGCGTGGTCTTAGCCATTGCATTTTCCCAATCTTTTTATGTGATAACTTTTGTCAAAGCTACTACTGATTTTAAAAAACTCTTATTTGGTATAACCTTTGCTGCAACTTGTCTACAAAAGAATGCCCAGAAAGATGACATGGGATGTGTATTGACTGATTTTGGTAAGAATTTGTTCATAAGACCTTTGAGCCTATAACGTGCAGATAATACTACTTTAGTTAAATAGTGTGGTATGGTCTATATGTATGCTAACGTGGCTTATAGTGTAGAGTATGCGAACTTTACACTCTTGATACTATAACTTAACAATGGATCCACTGTTAACATCTCAGCTATTTTTGAACTACTCAATGGTTGTTCATGATGATCGCCAGTTTAAACACTTGCCCAGACTTGTTCTCTTGTTACTGGTAATCCTGATATTACCCAGTTTCGCACTTTGGTAACAACTTTGTTAATTTATGGGACTTCTGTTGTGGTTAAACCTAATGCTTAACAAAATACAATAGGTAAAATCATTAGAGACAGAACTAATTTTTTAAATAAGTTCCATAATACAAGATTTCCATCAAGTTAAAAAATACCTATTGAAAATGATACACACAAAATTAACCTTACTGAAGAGTATACTAAGTGCTCCCAAACAGGAGTAAATTGTATTTAAAAATTTTAAGCGTAAACTATCATAACAAAGTTATAAACTCCTATAATAGCTATTAAATATTTCACATGTTTGTTAAAAACAGCAGTAATGAACATTGCTATCCACATTACTGAACTAAAACAAAAGTAGATTAATAATAACAGAGGTATAAAACATCGTTTTGATACGTAAAGAACTGAATCTGCTATAGAACAAGCTGCATTTGTATATTCACTGTATGTGTTTTTTGCATGTTAAGCAGTTTGATGAACTGCATAGACTATATTAGAATGCTGTATGTTAGTAATAGTTTGGTTGATTTGTTATTTTGCTGTCGATGTTAGCGATTTCTTCTGACGTGGTTTTTATGAATTTTTGCATTAGACATTTTACTGGGTTCTTGTACTCCTTGTCTTAGGATTAGTCCACCTATTACTAAACAATCTTGTCTACTTGTGGAATTCTTTTTCATCTTCGAAATCATATTCTTAAACCAAAGAATCGATATCCTCTTTTTCTTCTTCTTCAAGTCCCTGACCAACCTCAGGTTTGCCTGCTACCTTCATCTTTGTAGCACACTCGTCCATAATACGTTAAGCTCGATTACAAGGTAATTATTAGACAGCATAATCTGTTACTACTTTTGCTATTTTCAACAGTACCTCTTTCTGCCTTACTTCATTTGTCAATAACATAACATTGTCCTTCCTAAATTACATGAATTCCTCTCTTTAAAGTTTCAGAACATGTTCTACGTCTTACTTACATATAACTGAATTAGTCATAGCAGAAACGTAGGTAGTAGCTGTAGCTAATGCCTGTTCAAAATTGGAAATAACCTGTTCTTTGTTAGCTGGTTAGTCACTCCAGATAATAATGTGATTGTAAATCTTCTCATCTATCGTAAGTTTAGGATCTATCATTGGTTATTAGACAAGTGATGTAATCAATTCTATAGGATTTGAAGCTGTGACTGGTATTAAATCCAAGTTTGTAGTGTGTGTTATGGAAGCTGAGTGATAAGTAAGTTCTACTAAAGTTTGTCTAGCTTTTGCACCGATATATATTCTATCAAGTACCTTACCTTACATGTGTAATAGGGGAAAAACTGTAGCCATGTATTCCATTGGTAAAGCCAAATGCTTATATGATTTCTCATTACCTTTTGGTTTATTATCTACGTAAAATTTTCCTTTTTCTTCTGTTACAGTGCAATGCCCTTCCTAATCAAAGTACATATATGTGCCTTTCACCTTTGGTACTTCGTTGTAGACTATGTATGCTTTCTATGACCTATTCTTCATTAAGTAACTGTCAATGCACTCTAAAACACCTGGATAGTAAACACAATCTATGACTAACAAGTCTCCCAACTCATCAATCAATAAATTCTGTGAAAATGCAAGTGTTCTTAAGTCTACTTGGTCTATCATTCTATACTTAGCAGCTGAATATTACCTCCAGTACTATGTATCGTAATCAAACAACTCTGGCCTGTAACATATATATTTACCATCATAATGAGAATCTCTGAGAAATCGTGTGGTCTTGTGCCATTTCCCTGCACATTCAATGATGGTATTAGCTCCTCTATCCATTATTAATTTTATTGCCATGACCCATAAATAATCAGTTGCCCACCTTAACAATGGATGTGTCATGCAGTCCTTCTAAGTAAAAGACTCTGACCCGATATCCTAAGGTACTCTATTCATAAGTAACTCTTTCCCCTTGTACCCCATGTAACGAGTGGTACATGCACGCACATTCCTTGAACCATCGACGAAAAAGGTGTCAGTGCCTTTGCCTCTATGATCTGGATTAACAGGTTTGTTATAATCACCATGTATGTTTTTCGGATCTTTATCAATCTTAATTTCATTAGGATCAGGATATTCCATTAGAGAGTATTAGCCATTGTCATCTAGTATACAGTAATCAGGTTTTATATATGGTTTAACATTCCCTGAGACATATAAATAACCTTTATCCGTTTTCCTATAAATGTTTGCCTTCTTGTCCCATATCAACATGGATTATAAGATATCTGAATGCGTAGTGTTGCTTAATAATCCCTACCAAGCTCTAACTGTAGGTGGCAACAGCCATGCTGGTAATTCATTTTATTTTTATTTATTGCATTGTTCTAAAATATCTTCGAGTTCTTCAGTTGCAAGAAAGTAATTTATATTCAGTTTTTACATATGTATATAAAAAGCATGATAAGTATCTGCACCTGTCTTTTTAATATATATCCCTGAATATTTGTTATCTTCAGACCTTTTCATCCATTCTGAATCTATCAATCTAATTGGATATTATGAAGTAATATCGTCAACCTAGTCTTTTGACATGCCACCTACTGGTGGCATGTTTAGTCTTTTCCTCAAGTCGGTCATACTAGATTAATAATTAAGTTTTGCAGATTTCCTTATGTCATCTGTTGGTTGTCTGTAAACAACGTAAGGGCTGTTTTCTTCTGGGTCTACAAACTTCATAATTCGCTAACCTCCTTCTTCTAATGATATAGCCGTATCGCAGAGTGTACAAGTGGAGAATTAGTTGGTTTTGTTAACCATCTTCATATACATAGAAAATGCTGCATACATGCAATGGTCTCCTTCATATGGTGGTACGTATATAGACATATTTGCTGCATGGTACCAGTATGGAAATGTATATACTTGTAATTCATCGATCTAAGGTATTTTAAAATCAGGTATCTTGAAGTCAACTTTTTCATTAAGTCTTTTTTCAGGAGGAACAAACAAAGTATTTTTAGCTTCGCCTGCATACTTTGGACCTTGTGGTTTTTGTTCCTTCTACGGTATATATACTTTCTTGGTCTTGTTTTTATTATTATTCTTCTTTTATTGCTCAGGTTATTATTTTGAAACTGAATAAACTTCAAAAATAGATTCTGTAATTCTGGGAAACTCTTCGTTATATTTTTCTTCTTCTTCTTGTTATTCCTCTCCGTCATAATGATTCACCCTGCGAGGACTGCAAATAGGTGTATTAAAATAACGTTCAATGTTATTGGTAACTTCTTTATCATAAGCAGATCCTAACATTAATTTTATATCATTGACAGTGTTATCATTAGGAATAGGCCTGTAAGTATAACCTTTGTTCTTGCATGTAACTGCAAGATAAATCTGATTACTTTCCTTTACTGAAAAGTTTTTATCTTCACTTGTACAACCTGGTACGATATAAGCATGATCACCTACAACCAATAACGTATTAGTTATTGGCAAACATCTTATTGCTTGTATATACTTCATGGTAGGTATGTAATAAATTGACATTACTTTACTTGCTGAAAGAACTGTACAAGTCCTTGGTGGTCTGATGAACCCCACACCTTACTTCAGTGCAGTTATTGATTTTTATTAAACAAAAAGAGCAAGTGCTGAGAATAAACAAAAACCATTGTAAGGAGCAGCAATGATAGGTCTATCTGCCATGTTAGATAATTCTGGATCAAGTGTATAATGAGTTTTGTAATTATGATCAGATGACCACTAAATAACACCCAACGACGATATAGTCCTTGTAGTTTTGTGCTTATTTAATATTATTCTTGATACTACTTGAGGTAAATAACCATAAACAGGGTTAGTAGGATCTGTAGCATCAATGCAAGTCATATGGAATTGCATTAAAGGTAACAACACATGAATAATAAGTGCAGTGACCTTCAAATTAACTAATTCCCAACCCTAGAAAAGCCTAGGTCTTACTGGTATCAATTAATTTGGTACTGATTGCTCAGCGAGTTTTTCTTTAACAAAATTTG